ACTGCTATGCAGCTTGACTGGGCAGTCCTGCCCTTTAGCACTTTGAGTCAGCGGAAATCGCGGACAACAAAGAGTCCGTCCACCTGTAAAGGTGGACGGGCGCTAACCTTGCTGGAGGATTCCAGCAAACCCACTTGCGTACGTACTTCGTAGACAAGATGGGCACCCTACTTCTAATTACCACGCTGTCGTTGTTTCCTCTTTTACGATACTTATCTAAGTACCATAAGAAAAGAGAACGTGAGTCAGATACAGTTTTGGTTGGTGTTTTAACAACCAACCGCTTGTATCTGAGTACACCGGTGTACCCTCGCTTTCGCTTGGGCCCCCGAACGCTCTTGTAGGTAAATAACCTTAGTTCATAGGCAGTATGGACATCTATCCAGATGCCAGACGTGCTAACGTCGTTGAAAGGTACAAGAGGTAATGAACTTCCTCGAACAAGTTGTAAGAGGAAGGCCTCAAGATACCCTTCTGGCTTAGCAATACCAGCCAGCCCGTTAATATTATGAGCGAGCACAGTCTCTTGTTTATGAGACCACTCTCTTATATAAAACGGAGTGACGTTAATACCTTGATACCAATCAGCTCCACAGGACTCCCGAAAGGGACCCGTGGAGTAAGATTTTTCAAGGTTAACTGTGAAACCAAGGAAGCCTAATAGGCGGACAAGGTCATTATACATACTCGATTCTATGATGATGTCATCACCATAGACCGAATATGCTTTTGACCCTACCGCATAACAGGCAGAAGCGAAAATCAAGGTCTCTAGAGCAAAAGTAGCGCCATTCCCCATAGAGGAGAATTTTGCATACTTTCCGTAACTACCATCAGGAAGACGGTAATACGGAGCTCGTATATCGCATAAGTAACGAGCCCAGGACTCCGGAAGGAGCCAAAGGACCGTATTATACGAAAGAGAGTCAGACGCCGCTTTCAAGTCGACTGTTGCAAGGTCGCCTGAGAGAGAGGCAGTTCTGGCCAAATCTTGATTTCGAGACTGGTCGCGGAGATCGATCTTTGCGTATTTGCGAAGTCGCTCCTTACAGTAATCGTCGAAAGCAAGCTGCAGGGGAATATTTCCCTCCTGTTCGCAAGCAATCGTGCGATCTGTCTTCCAGTTCTTAGGGACGGTTTCTACACGGTTCCAATTGCTCACTCGGTATTGCGGATGGGTATAGCCAAAGAACTTGGCTAACGCATCTAAGTACGGAGCTGCAGGTGCCGTGCACCGAATACGCTTCTTAAGCTTAAGGTGAGGAAGGCTATTACGCCGACCCGCCGTAGCTGAAGCGCCGCTTGTGACCCGTATCCTTGAAGGTAAATCCTCAAGAAAAAGATCAAACTCACCAAGGACGTTTCTAATGAAACGCTCGGCTTTAGATAACCACATCTCCAGATCGGGATCTAATCGATCGCGCTGAAGGAAATAGTGATCTAAACGCTTATTAGTGATCCGACAAACCTTCTCTGCCTGTAAAAAGGAAGAGATAGCCGTTAGGTCACAATCAGCACCGACAAACTCTGCATTCTTTTTAAAGAATGCAGAGATTTGCCGTAGGTGAGCAAAAATCTCTCGACCATGCGATGCTTGGTCGAAAAGGTCACCCGCAGACGCAAGCCTCGAGATGTCCCTAGCGCGAATAAAGCCATTAAGCTTATTGCATAGGTCGTCACCGAGAACTTGCGAGTAGTCAGCAACATAGTGTCGACACACGTCGTACACAAATGTTTGAGTTTTCATACGAAATACTCCTGTTCAAGCTTGATGTAGAAGCTTTCCTCTCCATGTAGAGAGAGGTTAGCATCTCCCAGAACCTTCGCCGATCTTCAAGATCTGAGTGTATCCACAGTAACATTACTATGGCCACTGAGATCAGAATCTTCGGCTTAAGAAAGGTATTCTTGGGTGAGAACTGCATTTGCAAACTCATCCCCGGCAATAATGTCGAGGAAGATTGCTTTTGCAGCCGCTACATCAGCCGCAATCGCTTGTAAGGGCGATCGGACAATTGCTTGAAAGCTGACCTTTTGTGGTAATATGTCGCCAGCAGAATCTTCGCATCCGTGGATAACGGAAATGCTTGTTTCTGAGACGACTTGATTACCAGCGGGAACGCGACGCTTTTGAAGCACCAATTTCGGTTTAGAAATCGTATGCCCAGAGGTCGTGTACGTACGAGAGTCTCCATTATCGGAAAACTCTGTGAGGACGGTTGTCATTGCAGCCATCGTGTTTCTCCTATAAAAGGTTGAAATTTACAAATAGCAAATGATGTTTAGCACGCGGGATTAATCAGGTTTAGCCTGT